TTTTTATTTTGTACGTCTTGTTCAGGAGTTATATATGTTGCCGGTACTTTTTCTTCAAATTTACCGGGAAGTTGTCCGTAATACCTTGGTAAAGGTTTTAAATCTCCTTGTGGTGTGATACCCATTGTTTCTAAAATTTTTTGTGTTGCAGTATCTAAATCTGTACCTACTGGGCTTTCACGCAAAACATTTGATAAAGCCTCGTTAAAATCTTGTTGTAAAATTTTAGCTTGACCTGGGTTAAAAGCATCTAATCCTTTTATAACTTGATTAAAATTATCGTTATTAGGATTTATAAATTTATTAAAAGCTTCTTTATATCCAGTTTGATTATTAATAATATTTTCTTTTTCTTTTTTAGCAACTATATCTGGATATAAAGTTTCCATAAAATCATCTACACCAAAAACAATATTTCCAACTTGCCCACCATTTTGAGCAAATTGTGCAAAAGTAATATTTGGAGCGTTGTTTCTAAATCTTTGAGCTAAATTTGCTTTGTCAGATTCTGTAATATACGATGAATCAACTTGGAATTGTTTATCTAAAATATCTTCAACAGCTTTAAATGATTCGCTATATGATGTAGCTTTAGTAAGAAAGTCTTCATAATCTTGAAAAGGAATTCGAGATCTAAAAATTGAATAATCATCTTTAGACATTGGATATGTTGTTGCATATTGACTACCTGCTTCAGGGCCTAATATAGTTCCAACCCAAGAAAATTTAGCTTCATCGTTAGCAATGCCTTGTAAAATATCTCCTAATCCTAATGAATATTTAGGATTTTCTTTTGCTAATTCATCAAGTCGAGCTGTTGTTGCAATGTCAGGCCAATATGTTAAAAAACCATTTCGCCATTCTGGATCTTCTGCATATTTTTGAAAAAAATATGTGGGGTCATCTGCGTAAACTTGACCTGCTGTTTCTAAAAATAAACTTTGTTTAGAACCTTCCGTTAAATAAACACCTTTATCAACATCAACTATATAACCACTACTTAAATCATTTTCTTTATTTGTAATTGCACGACTTGTTAATCGACTAAAATCATCAAGTAATTTAACTGAACTTTCAGGATTAACTATTGATTGAATTTCATCGGTTGCTAATATGTTTTCAATATCTTCCATACTTGCAGTTGGATCTAAAACAAATATATTTTTAGAAATATATTTAACTGTTTCTGCAAAAAGTTTTTCTGTTTGATTTAATTTATCTAAATCATCTTTATCTTGTTTTCTAGATAAGTTAATTTTACTTCTAATATTAACTATATTTCCTGCTTGTATTGTAGGTATACCAGAATTAATTAAAATTCTTTGAGCCATTTCTGTTAACATTTCAGCTACTAACTCATTAGTAACACTATCAAGAGCTTTTTGTTGAATTAAAATACTTGAATCGGAAGGTAAATCTCCTTTATCTTTCAAAGTTTCTAATTGCTTTTGCACTTCTGCAGTATTGTACCCACCTGCTGCAGGAGTATCTTGAGTTTGAATTGCACTTCTAACAACTTGAGTTTGAGCAAATTGAACAATACGTGTTATATCTGTATCTGAAACACCTAAAGTTTTTAATAATTCTACGATACCCATATTAGTTTCCTAATTTTTTTAATGTTTCTTTTAACAAATCTTCTGACAAACCTAATGGTTCTAATATTTTTTTAGTTTTATTTATATTAGGTTTAGGTAAATATTGATTTTTAAATGAATCAATTTGTTCTCTATAACGAGTTTTCGCAACATTCAATGGATCGTTTAATAAATCTGTATCTTTTTTAGCCATTAATCTACCCTCTGTCCAGATGGCATTGGTCTACCGCCACCTGTACCTGTTGCTAATTGTGAACCTAATAAATCTAAGCCACCCATTCCTTCTGGAAATACGGACTCTCTACCTTCTCCTGTTGCCATTCTAGCACCTTGTACATTACGTTCACCTGGCCGTTGCAACTGTGCTTGACCTGGTAAAAATTGTGTGCCAAGTTGATTTGCTGGAGCTGGTGCATCAGCTGCAGCTGCTCGTTGTCGTTCAAGTTGTACAGCTTCTGCAACTTCTTGTGCTTGTTGCTCTCTGGCTGCATCCAAAAGTCTTTCAGCAGCTTGTTGATTTTGTTCTTCGAGAGGATTAGTAATGCCGACTCTTCTCTGTGCTTCATACAAACTAATAAGTCCGTTACCACCATTCCACAATCTAAGTGCTAATAGTGCTTCACGTTCTCGTTCTTCTGGAGCTTCTGCTTTAAGTGTGACAGAGTTTTCATAAAAATCTCTAATATCATCTGGAGATATAGCTTGATCAAACTCATGTACTGTGCTTCGTGCATGTACTGTAACTTTACCTTGAGCTTTATTTACAATAAGTTTTAAGAACCTTTGGTTAGCATCTTCCATACCTCTAGCCATTGCGTCAGCAAATTTACCAAATACAAGTCTACCTGTACCTGCTAATACTGATAATGCAAATCCTGTAGATACACCAGATGGTCGCATACCTCTGACAACATTAGGAAATGTAGCTTCCTCAATCATTGTCTGCACCATACCAAGTTGTTGTAGTATCTCTTGTGGTGGCATTGCAAGTGGAGATGGTTGAATATTTACATTAGGTCTTACCCAGTTCTTAGATGCAAATAATTCATATTCATCCATTGTTGCTTCTGCTGATGATGCAGGCCCATAGAAGTCTATAGTTCTCCATGCATACTGTCTAAGTATTGCTTCGTATTGTGTTAGCAATCTTGCTTCAGAATCTAATAAATTGTGTACTGGTTTTAAAATACCCTGGTATTTTCTTTCAGGTTCACCAGTATTGTAATCCATAGAAGCTGCAGGTTGTATTTTTATATATGGGTTAAATCCATAACCATGTTTGTGTGGCCCCCATACCCATTCGCCATCTGCCATTCTTCCATGCCATGTGTCATCCCAGTATTCCATAAACATAACTGTTTCAGATGATGGCATCATTGGTTGCCATTCTGGATACATCATTTGTATATCGTTACAAGATGCATCGTAATATTCTATTGCCCATTTCATACCTGTTCGAGATTCATCCCATATAATATGTCTTGGGCTAACAGCATCTAATACAAATGGAAAAGATATATCTCTTTTATCAAGATGATCTTCTAATGCATCTTTATATTCATTTTCATTTGCATAATCTTCCATGCGTGGTGCATCAGGCCATTTATCTCCATCCCACCATGCTTTCATAAATGCAACGCCATACTGTATAGAATGTTTTACAACAGTTCTTTTAGTATGTTCTGGTATATGCATCCATACACCTTGTAAAAACTTTTGTATTCTTTCAGCTCTGTTTTTAGCTCTAGGTGATGGAGCAGGTACAAATATTGCAGGGTTATTTACATCAACGTGATCTGTTGCAACATTTACAATTGCATGTGGAGTTGCGGGTCTGACTGGATCAATTGGCATATCGTCTGGTACTGGTACTGGTCTTTCACCAAAATAAAATTCATCCTCTTCATCGCATTGAGAATGAAATACTTCAAAGTGATCTTTGTATGTAGAAAAAAGTTGTACTACTTCGTCTGCTGTAGGAGCAGATGAATCATACTCTTGATCTCCCATAATCAAAGGTTTGGCTGTATTATAATCTATCATTACCATTATAGATCAACTCCTGACTTGTCCCATCGTTCTTCAACTCTGGCTAGTCTTCTTTCTTTCATTATCTTTTCACCCGGACTCATACCACCCATACCATATCCACTATTAGCTTCAGCTTGTGTTGGCATATATCTTCTGCCAAATCCTCTACCTCTTGTTCGAGATCCTTGTGGTTCATTACAAGCTGACAATGCTAATCCTAACGCAAAAACTTCGTCATCATGCTCACCTGCTGGAGCTTGAGCTTTAAAGTTTCCATTAGACATTCTAATATGTTGAAATGCTCTAAGCTGTCTCAACAATATAGGTATTGCTGGAAATGTTATTGTCTTATGTTCCATTGCTACAGTCAACGATGCAAGCATTTGTTCTCTTACATTTTTCTGTAACGACACCCCTTCTACTGGCATATTATACGTCATAAGGTCTTCAACCATTGCACGACCCATACCAGTGGCATCTGCCATAATTCTTTGAAGACCCCATTCTTCACTGATTGCAGCTATGTGTTGTTGTACCTGAGCCCATGACTGGCTATCCCAAAATTTATGGTATACAACTCTACGTTCATCTGCATCCATAACAATAAGTACAGTAAAGTCTCTGCTAACACCTAAGTCTAAACCTGCTACATAGCTTTTACCTGGTAGTGGAGCTTCTAACAAATCTCCTTGTATACAATCTTCTATATTAGGAAAAAATCCTGCTGATAAAGAATAGTCTGCAAGATACATTCTTCGCCATGCAGATTCTGGCATTACTTCTTTATCGCCTTCTACTTCTGTTACATCATCTTCGTTAAGAAGTGGATTTTGATATACAGTGTAATGAAAGTATCTGTGGTTTTTATGTGCACCTCTTTCAGCTGCGGCACATCCTCGTCTAAACCAATGTTCTGGATAAAGTGACGGAATCCCTTCATATACAGCTTTACCCATGCGACCAGCTTGGCGTAGGGTAGGTCGCAGTTTTTCAGCAGCTGCATTTGGAATATCTTGAGATTCCGACACCCATAAAAAATCTAAACCAACAGTTTGTAGAGATTGAGCATTGTCAGCAGATTTTAATTCAATAAGTCCCCACACTTCTTCTGTAGGGCCATTGAGTGTAATAGTCATATTAGCTTGATTTGTATCTCTAATCCACGATGGGTCTAGTAGTTGTAACATTTCATTCCATGCCTGTCTACCTTGAACATATGAAGGTGCAACTACCCATGCGTGAAAACCTGGTGGTACAAGTTGATATTTATTAATTTGATCTAAAGATCTGTCAAGAGACTCATAGTATGCAGCTTCTAATTCTCCAAGAGCACAACGTGATTTGCCCCAACGTCTAGCTGCTTCTATCCATTTTTCTTTTGCATTTAATGTATGGACTTCAATCTGACCTTCATGAGGAGAGTATCGTGTCCGTAGCAATTGAGTCATCTTCTAATAATCCTTTGGGGGTTCTTCTATCTGGAAGAACAGCTCCAGGTTTCATATCGTCTGCTGTGACAGGTCTTATCTTAGGTTTTACTTTTCCTCGTCCAGCTCCTTTAGTTGGGCCTTCTTCATCTGGTAAAGCTTGTATTTGTTTTATTACGGCTAATCTTTTTTCTACTGGTATTTCAGGATCATTAAGCATTTGTACTAAATGCCATTTTGCTACACGTTTAAGTTCATTGTTAGGTAGTTCATCTACCCCTACAGATTTTTGTCGTACATTATGACATGCATATTTAAAATCTGTATTTTTATTTACCCACTTTGTTAACCATGATTGGCTTCTACCTATATATGCTAATGCCCCTGTATCTTTAGAATGGAATTGTCTAACCCATAAAAAAGATTTCATTTCAGAACTAAATTCATCCCATCCATCTATTTGAGATCCGTAACCTTGATTTTTTGCAGCTGATGCAATTGTGGCTGCAATCAGGCCAGGATGTATATCCGTAGCTTCTTTACGTGACATTACATTCCTGGGGTATAAGTTTGTGGTCTAGGTTGTATTTGTTGTGCTGTTTGAACACGTCGTTTTATAGGTGTAGCCCTTTGAGGTGTAGACCTTTGAGCAAAGTTAGCAATTTGTTGGGGGCTTACAGCTGGTGGAGGCCCTAGATCAAAAGATGGATTTCTATTAGGCAAACTAGGAGATTGATTCATTGGTGGCCCAGCAAACGATGGTTGTCCTATTCTTCCAGGTACACCT